TGAATGTAAGTGTTCAAGTCCGATGCGGAAAGGGTGTTTCCGTTGACGAACAGTTTGTATCCTGCACCTGCCATGTTTATCTCCTAGACATAGAGGATGTCTGATCCACCAAGGATTGACGATCCGATTGTAAAGTACGCAACACCTGCTGCTGGTGAAAGATCCATGCCGACACGCCAATTGCTTGGAGTGATGTCATATTGGATTGATTCTACCAACGAAGTGAAGATTCGAGTTCTTGAGTCAACTGTTGTGCGTTGAACTGTGCAATTGTCCCCAAGATCTGTCTGAAGCAAGGATTCCCAGACTGAGGAATCCAAGCCGATTGCATCGAACTCAACGCGATCAACGCGAGTCTTTGGCAAGGAATATCTGCCAGCAATAATCGCTGCCAGCGCTCCAGCCGTTGGATTGTCGAGCAATGGAGCATCATAGGACTTTGCATAGACACCGAATCGACCCTGAGAAGTAGTGTCTGAATAAGTCTGAGAGATGCTAGTTGTCTGATTGATTGTGACCTGATTGACGATATATTTAGCGCCGGGGTTGGTCACGATCGTGTCATATTCAACAGTCCCAGCAGTTCTGGCATCTGAGAAGTTGATTCGAGAAGGCGTTGTGAATAGGGATTCATAAGGCAGAAGAGTGACTCTGCCTAATCTGTCAGCATAGAAGCGACCGAACTCGCATCGAGCGACCTGATCGCCTAGAGCGAGAGCAGTGTCTCCAAAGGTTGTTGGCTGCATGGTGCGAGAGCCAGTGATGTTGCGAAGTGAGGAATCCCAGAGAGCAGCATCGAGGATGCGACCAAGGCGAGTGGATGTTGTGTCTCCAGAATAAGAGCTGGAGATTGCAGCGACTTGTTGCCGCCCAATCCATGCCATTGCATCTGTGAACTGGAAGGTTGCAACTGGATCCAAAGATTCATCAACATCAAGTTGCTCAAGATAGCCACGATAGATGACATAGGTTGTTCCAGACCAAGTGGCTGAGACTCTTACGCCAAGACCTGCTGAGAGGATTGAATAACCATCCCAGTTGTAGATGGAAGAAGTGTTGTCTGGATCATAGGTTGAAGTCCTATTTTCCAGCACCAATGTCAAAGCGCCAGCCTGAACTGCCTGATCTTCACGAGTGCGACCTCGACGAATTGAAAGCGAACGAATGTCAGTTGTTGGAATTGCTGACCAGACTGTTGCTCCAGTTGAGAGAACATCTGTTCCGCCAAGTGGGGAGATGCCTAGAACGAAAGCGCCGAGCTTCGATGTGTCGAACTCGACTGTGATCGTTGGCGCATTGGATCCATCGTAAAGCGCCATAGATTACACTCCCAAGATTGAAGGATTGAGTCCTCTGCGGCGCATCAAGATTGCGATCTGGTCGCGAACCGAGACTGCAAGATCTTGTTCCTGAACCACTGAACCCTGAACATTGACAACAACATTGATTCCGCCACCCATTCCGCCCATCTTACTGAGAGGAATGACTGCTTCGCTTCCAGCCTCGCCGATCATCGCCAAAGTTGGTGATGTAACGATTCCGCCTTCTGCAAGCAGTGGAATGGTTGGAATGTTGAATCCTATTGAACCTCCGCCGAGGAAAGATGGCAGGGTGACATGAATGGCATCGATTGCCTTGATCGCTAGATTGACCAAAGAGATGAGACCATTGATTTCCATCTTGATCAGATCAACGAATCCTCTGATGCCGTTGCCAATTACCTTGACAACTCCATCGATGAAGTTCGCTGCTGCTGAAGTTGCGCTCTTGATTCCATCCCAGATGGATGTCCAAGTCTTTCCAAGCCATGCAAGAGCAATTCCCATTGGAGCAGTTGCAGAAAATAGACCAGAGATGAAATCAACCTTCTCCTTGATCCAATCCCAAGCAATCTTGGTGATTTCTTTGACCCCATCCCAAGTTTCTTTCCAATGAGTGGCAAGATAAAGAATTGCAGTCACTAGCAAGCCAATTGCAAGAACCATTCCACCTGTTGAAAGATTGATTGCAAGTGCAGCAGCAACTGTTTCGGCAGCCGATGCGGTAGCAGCAGCGCCAGTCGTGACCCAACCCATGATCATCTTGCCAAAGTTGATTGTTGATTCAACTGCTGCTTGAGCGAGGGAAACTAGATAAGCGCCAATTGCAGCGACAAGAACTGTTCCAATGACAATGCCTATTGCTTCTGCAATTACTTTGTGTTTGACGAACCAATCAATGACACCTTTGATTGCTTCCATCAACTTCTCAAGGATAGGAATAAGAGCCATTCCGATGTTCTTGGCAACATCTTCAGAAGTTGCTTTGAGAGCAAGCATCTTGCCAGAAAATGTTTCGGCTTGGGCAGCAGCCTGACCACCGATGGCATCAGCCAAGCCTTTCATGATGTCGGTTCCAGCAGAAGCCTTGACATTCACCAAGGCTTGAGCAGCGCTTACTTTGTCCAAGAGTTTTTGATAAGCATCATGAGACTTGCTTGAAGCATCTGTTGCATCTGAATGTGCTTTCAGATAAGCAGAGGCAGCATCTGTTGCTGCGGAAAGTTTGTCATTGGCTTTTGCAAGAGATTCAGCACCAGCAGAAGTGACTGGAAGATCAATTCCAAGTTGCTTCAATGGCTTCATGTAGCCTTCTTGAGCCTTAGCAACTGCAAGTGTTGCTTCTGCAAGATCAATGTGCTTATATTTTGCCAAGTCTGCGGCAAGTGAAAGCGAATCCAAAGCCTTCTGTGGATCTTTCAATGAAGTTGTCAGATTAGCCAAAGCCTCTTGAGTGTCAGCATTGGTGAATCCGTATTGCTCCATCTGCTTTTGAGCAGCGCCAATTTTGTCTTTGTATTCCTCAAAATTGCCACCAGCATTCTTGAGCGCTTGTTCCAACTTGGCATGAGAAGCCTCGAACTTGTCTGCCATTTCAATGCTAAGACCACCAACGCCAACTGCGGCAGCGCCAAGACCAAAGAGAGCAGCCTTACCAAAGCCAGCGAGTTTGTCGAATGAAGATGTTCCCTTTGCTTCAACAGAGGTCATCTCTGCACGAGCTTCACCCATTGCAGCAGTGAACTCAGAGACATTTGCCTTCAGTTCAACGAAGACTGGTGGAAGCATCGACATCAGAGGATCCCTCCCATTCGGCTGATGGCTGAATCCCAGCCCTTTTGATAATTCTCAAGCATTGTTGGTTCAACTGCTTCAACTGCTGGTCTAAAATAAGGAAACTTCGCTTCCAATGGTCGCTTCTTGACATTGTTAGGAGCAGCGCCAATTCCAACGCCACCAACCCAAGTGTTGCCAACCATCTTTGGCTTGGCTGCTCCGACTCCAGCGTAAAGAACGCCAGTCATCTTTCCAGCGCCGCCAGATCGTGGGGAATTGTGTTGTCCATTAGTTCCGGGAACTTGATAATTCCTGCCAGTGATCTTGTTCGCTCCCTTTTGAGTCCAGCGTGGAGCGCCGCGAAGATTCTTGCGAACTGCGGTCTTCAATTTGTTTTGATTGACTCGAAGAGCTGCAAGGGTTGCTTTGTCAACTCTTCCTTCAATTTCTTCTGTGACTGCCTTGAACTCTTTGACACCATGAAAGATGGCGGAGATTGCTTCTGACATCATGCACCTCCATTTGCCATCTTATTTCGAGAGACATTGACTGTCTCATCAATTGCAAGAAGCCAGTCTAGCGTGGCTCCCGACTCCTCTTCGAGCTGAGAAGGAGTGCAATGAAGCATTGTGCAAAGTCGGTAGATCTTCCATTCTTCTGGAAGTGGTTCGCGAATTACTCCACCCTCAAGCGCTCTCGCTATTCGCCGGAGGGAGGCGTGGGGGAATCTGGGTTGTTGCTCAATCCAAAGTTGGGAACCATTGTTGTGACATTTTGTGCCGCAACCTTCTGGAGCAACTCATAATCTTCTTGAGTGAGATCGCCAAGTGAATCAACGCTGATTGGAAGATCCAATGACCATGATTCCACGCGAGCAACAATGAGCAAGTCATTGAGTTCATAGAATTGATCAATTACTGTCGAATCCATATTTGCTGCAACTGCTGATGGATCAATTGTGTCACCAGTCTTGGCATTGGCGATCGCTTCTTGCTTTGCTTCAAGCGCTGCCTTTGCTTGTCCTCGACCGACTGCCATGAGCATCTTCTCAACTGGTCGGCGAAGTTTGACTGGGACTGCGGCTGGATCACGAAGGATTGCCCAGCCGCCATTTCCGAGTTCGATTTTTGTTGACATTGTTTCCCCTGTTTCTTAGATTAGAGAGCTGAGTCTGCGGTCTGATAAACGATTGTCAATGGTTGATTTGTGCCATCATCGTAAGCCTCAAAGGTCATTGCAAGATCGATGACTCCCGGACCGGGAACATTCGGTGTGTCTGCATTGAACTTTGCAGCAGGAATTGTGATGGTCAACTTCTCTGCTTGTCCACCAGCGATTGTTGAACCAGTGAATGTGAGAACGAGAGCAGTTGTTGTATCTGCAAGGTAAGCAGCAAGGAGTGTTGTATCTGTGAACTCAGCAGTCATCTTTCCAGAAATCTTGCGGAATCCGTTGATTACCTGCTCTGCCTTGATTCCAGCATTGCCGAGATTGAAACGATCACCCTTGAGAGTGTTCGCAACAGTGAGTGTGAAGTCCTTGATGTTGGCAACTGATGAGCCAGCAACGGTGATTGCACCTTGAGCGAAGTGGAAGAGGTTTCCTGTTGTTGAATAAGAAGCGGTTGCAAGTGATGTTGAAGTTGTAAGTGATGCAGCATCAACCATGAACTTGCCAGTGGCAATTCCACCTGTTGCAACTGCTAACTCAAAGCCTTGAATCTTTGCGCCAGCAATTGTCTTTGGAGTAACTGTTCCACCGTACTGAGGAACACCAACTTGAGCTGAGAATGAGCGACCATAGACATCACTAAGGGTGAATGAGTAAGAATAGACACCAGTTGTGACTGTTGTTGGTGATGGAGAAGTTCCCATCGCTTGAGCAAGGAGCAAGCCAAGTCCACGAGTTGGAAGATCAAGAACAATTTCACCAGTGACATCTGTTGTTGTTACCACTCGGCGCTGAGAGCGTGGAAGTTGTCCACCAGCACGAAGACCCATGCCGACTGCAACCTTCTTGTTGTATGAAAGATTCTCTGATGTGAACTCATAGAAGCGAGTCACAGTCACTGCATTGTTGAATGTTGTTTCGGCTGCAATCCCTAGTTGCGAACCAATACCTGAGCCGATTGCCATTGTTTATCTCCTAGTTACTGGCAGCAGGGATTGAGTCTGCTGGTGAGGTTGTTGGGGTTGAATCTTTTGGAGCAGAAGCAGGAGCAGCCGAGGATGCCCAATTGCCAGACTGTTCCAAGAGAGATGCTGCTGCCTCATCTGAGACATCAACGCTCTCGCCAGCCTTCACAATCAGATTGTTGAGGGCTGGAATAATAAGATCGCCAAGAGGCGAAATGTTTTTGATTGTTGCCATGATTGCTCCCTAGATTCTGCTCTGATAGGTAATTGTAAAGAGTATGCCGACACCGACTCCATTGACTGTCTGGCGGTAGCGGATCTCGCCTTG